AAACTGGAAGATTAGAACCGGCTAATGGTTTAGCTGGATAAGTTAATGGAGAAATAGAAGATGAAGCAAATCTAAATCCTCCTGCTCCACCTCCGCCACCATAATAACCAGAAGCACCAGAAGCACCGCCGGCTACTACTAAATATTCTACTGTATTTGAACCACAAGCATTACCTGCACTCGTAACATTCAAAGGTCCCCCTCCTGTAAATGTATGAATTTTATAATCACCACTAGGTGATGTTGTTGTAGTTCCACCTGATGCTGCAACAAAAGCTGGTGCTATTCCTGTTTCAGTGTCTTCTGCATTTTGAACATTAACCCAACCTTTTGTTGAATCAACATAAACAAAAGTTGCCGATTGACCATTGACATTTAATTTTGCATCTTCTGCAATACCACCTATTTTTTCAGAACCATTTGGACTAATAGTTAAATTGTATGTTGCAAAATTTCTTGCATAATCAGAAAAAGCTACAATAGCTCCAGCTGATCCTGCAGGTAAGTTTGCTGTGATTGCACTACCTGAATTTATAAAATAGCCTTCACCATTTACAGCTGTAAATGTACTTGTTTTTGGTGTTGTCTGCCAATTAACAGTTCCTGTTCTACCGAATCCTGTTTGAGAAGCACCTGAAGCTAAAGCTACAGTTCCACCACATCTACCTAAAGTTACAGTAGTTGCATCTACAACAACAGTTTTACCTGCTCCACCACCTGCTGTTAAAGTTGTACCACAGGCTGTTTGTTGTTCGATTGCATCTACTTGAATTTTGCTCATTATACTATTACCAATGTCCCTGTTATTGTAACAGTTGCTGGTATAGTTATTGGTCCGGCTAAAACACCGTTCTCAACAGTTTGCGTACCATCAATCGTTGCCGCTTGATTTTGTATAAATTCGTTGGGAGCTGTTTGCCCTCCGATGTATTGGACTCCATTTACTACTGCCGTCATAATTTCTCCTATGCGCTGATTGTGTCAATAAAAGAAGTAACAATATCTACAGATGAAGCTGTGTTTGAAACTGCACTTAATGTATCGCCATTTTCTAAAACAATTTTTGCACCGCCTTGAATTAATTCAATAGCACTATTTGGTGGGACAACAACACCTTTTGCGATGTATTTGTTTCCACTATTAGTTATGTAAACATCAACTTCAACTGTAGAAGTTATAATATTACATATTCTAATTCCAATTACTGCATCAAAATCACCTGCAACTATTAAGTTAACTGGTGTTGTTCCAACTGCGCCTTGTAAATTGTTTCTAAAATCTTGTGCCATATTTTTTTCCTATTTTATAATGCTACCGCCATTGCTAATGCAAAACCAGCTGATGCTGCTCCTACCGGTACTGGAGGTGTTGATGCATCTAAATACACAGCTTTGTCTGCTGGTAAAGTACAGAACACATCAAGTGTTCCTGCAAAATTAATTTTAGATGTATTGCCTAAAGAATTACTAATAACAGTATCTCTAGATAAAGTATCTGTTGCGGCATCTGTTACAGTTCCAACTCCTACTTCAAAGTTGTTAGTTCCTGTTTCATAAATAGCATAGTAAGTAGTATTCGTATTACCAATACCATCTACAAAACTTCTAAAACCAGTTGGAATAGTAGCGTTTAAATTTAAAGTGCCTGTTCCTGTTGTAGTACTAGTTTGTTTTACTCTGTCATTTATAACTAAAGCCATTTAATTTTCCTTATGTTACACTTAAAATTGCGTCAGCGCCTGTTGTAACTGTTGGGAATACAATTTTAAAATCTCCAGCTGAAGATGATTTTGATCCACCAAAGTCCAAAATAGCTACAATGTGTTGATCAGCAGTTGTTCCGCCCGGAGCTACAAATTTATACATACATCCAAAAGATGCTGTAATAGTTGAAGCTACAAAGTTAACAGTATTAGCTGTTGCTGCACTACCATCAGAATTATTTCCTGCAAAACTTAAAAAAGTTGATGCGGGTTGTGATCCATTATTTAAAACAGTACATGCTCCACAACTAATTCCATTAGTTGTATAACCACCGCCTGCTACTACTTGACCAGCAGTTGCACTAGTATAGTCTTCTGCAGTTGTTTGTGCATAACCTGCAGCTGCAATACTTGTCAACAATGCCATGTTAATTGTGTCTGTTGAAAAATCAAACAAACCTTTAAAAAGGTTTGGTTTCATTTTATCAGGTACAAAGTTTGCCATATTATTTTCTCCTTAATTAATTTGTTCCGTAACTAGATGGTGATTTAGATTTTAATTGTTGACGAATCATGCCATCTTCATATTCATCTCTGCGTCTGTAACCAATTTGCTCAGTTGCATACGTGGTAAGTGCGTTTTCGTATTGCCCTTGATAGTATTGTATCATATCTGTCGGACCTTTCAAGTACCCATATGTATTTACCAGACAGCCATATAAAAGCAAGTCTTGATATTTATTTGATAAATAAGTTCCTGTAACAGAAAAATCAGTTGGTGTTGTATCTGTAATACTTGGAGCCTCTTTATTATAAGCTAATGTGATAGCGTATGTTTGATTAGGTGTAGGAGCTACTACCCAAAAATCTTCATCCCAATTACCATAATATTTAGGAATATCTACATCTGATGAAAGAGGAGTAGAATAATACTCTGCCATAAAACTAGGATCTCTTTGTTCTAAAAAAAACTGTTTTCCCTGTGAGTCTGTAAGTTGTACATAATTTATAGATCTAAGATCTGAAGGAATGGTAACATATCTATTATCTACAACTAAATTAGAAGTAGCATAGTGTGCATTTTGATCTGTAGGAACAGCTCTTAAAATAGCATTTTCACTATTCTTAATAATATTTTTTAAAACAGCATCAGTTAAAACTGTATCACCTACTTCTGTATATCCTCTAATATCTGTTTGTAAATTTGCTAATGTGTATGCCATATTATAGTGCCTCCAATGTTACTGGTCCTGCTGAACAATTATTAAGACCACCTATTATACCAGATGCTGTTGCATTGTCACCACTTTGAAAATAAAAATAATTAATAGGAGTAGTTAATACATCAGTTGTTGTTGCACCAGATACTGATCCATCTACTGCTATTTTTCCTAATTGAATTGTAAATCCAGCTGCACTGTCTATATCTGTAACACCTGCGATTGTTGGAATACTTGCAAAAGATTGCAAATTAAAAGTATCTGAATCTGCTGCCCCTACCGCTGTTACTTCAGGAGCTCCTCTTAATCTTACAACGCTGTTCGCGGATCGTTGGTGATCTAGTGAATAAACATTTACAAATGTATTACCACCAGAAATAATAATTTCAAAAGGATTAGGATCTAACAAAATTAATTGAGGTGTTGAATCTCTTTGTACTCTAGGATTTTGTAAAGCTTGTGGATCAGAGCCAACTGGTTTAGGAGTTAGTTGTGGTTGCTTTGCCTCATATTCTGAATAATGAACTAAAGAACCATTCCATTCTCTAACCATTTCTGTGTAAGGAAATCTTAATCCAGATCTATCAGAAATTGCTAATGCTTGTTTTCCTCTTGCAAAAACTCCCATTATGACATTACCCCATCACCATAAAAAGTTTGTGGAGAAATAAATGTAGATGTACCTTGATTGTCTGCATCTAAAGCTCTTAACATTTCACTTTCATAAATTCTTTCTAAATCTAAAGTTCTTTCTGGAGAAAATTTCATACTTAAATAATATGCAAGACCTGACATCATGCATGGATAAAATCTATTTACTACATCAGAAACATTTGTGTAAGCTCCTGGGTTTTCTATTTTAGATAAGTAATAAAAACAAAATTGATGACTAGTAGGAGTTGTTGTACTTGAAACACTTGAACTAGGTGTAGCATATAAAAATACGCTAGGATTAATTTTTCTTTCTACATAAAATTGAGAAGGTGTACTTTGTACTAATTTATTAGGTGTTGCATTGTATTGAGATCTACTAATCTGTGTTAATGCAATGTCTTGAGGATTAGTTGTAGTAGTATTATTTCTATAAAATGCCTCTAACATATCACTCATATCATTTGGAAAATTTACAGAATCTGTAGAGTAGCTATACTCTGCTTGACCTAATATTAAAGGTACTTCTGCAAGTTTAACTTTCCATAAATGAACACCTCTATTTTCCCACTCTTGAAACATTATATTTAAAGAACGTCGTGCTGATCTTAATTGATAACCTGTTCTAGTTCCTCTTATATTTGTTCTTTCAAAAGCTTCTTCAATAATATCATCGATAGGTGGATTAAATTTATTTGTAAGTCCAGAACTTTTAGTAAGAGTAGGTGCTGAACCTCCCATTCCTGTATGATTAGAACAATAATAAAATAAAGGCGGAACAGTTTGATCCGCAGTTGTAGTTGTATTACCTACAATAATTTGAACTTGTGCACCTGCATTTCCTGGTGTTCCAGTAGCAGTTACTCCATTTGTATACTCAACTCCTGCTGCACCACCGATTGCAGTTGCATGAGTTCCGTT